AAGCAATCTCTTGATGAATAACGCATCCAAACATTTAACAGGAGTATTTGTAACTGCTGTAGCTGCTATTGTAATATCAGAGAATACTGCATTACCATCTTCAGAATATTCTTTAATACCACTTGCTGCTCTAGCACATCCTTCAAATTTTGCTTTACTATATCCAGTACCATTTTGATTTACTGTAAATCCAGTAACTTCATTAAGTCCAACTGTAGCAGATGCTTCTGATGAAGGTGGTTCTTGAATAAAGATAGTTGGAGGTTCAGTTGCACTATATCCAGAACCAAAATTGGTTATATTAATATCAATAATCTGACCATTGAAAATAGATGCAACAGCAGTAGCTCCAGTACCACCAGCATAGTTACCAAGTTGATCTACTCTTTCATCAACAATATAAACTGATGGAACATCTTGATATCCACTACCACCATTTAAAAGTTCAATATCTGTTACTCTTCCATCACCATCAACTTTTGTTTGGAGAATTTGTGCTCCTGTTGGATCTACAACAGCAACTCTAGGAGTTCCTACGTACCCTTGACCAGCATTTAATACCTGAACAGAAGTAATTCTTCCATCTGTTAATACTGCTCTTAATGATGCTCTAATACCATCTTCTTCAGTAGGTTCATCAACATAAATGTCAGGTACAGTTGTATAACCAATACCACCATTAGTTACAGTTATACCACCACTAATAGAACCGTTAGATATCGTTGGAGGGGCAATTTTACCGCCTCCAGGTTGCCTAAAGCTAAGTCTAGGTGTGAATGTATATCCACTACCTGAATTAAGTACTTCTAGTCCACTAACAGCACCATTTGTAACAGTTGCTCTAATACTTGCTGTTGTAGAACCTGGTTTTGTAGGTGATTGAACATCTACTAGAGGTGGGTTTGTATCACTATACCCATATCCTCCATCAAGAAGAGAAACACTCTTAATACCATTAACTAATGCTGTTGCAGCTGCCCCAGATCCATTTTCAGATTTAATAGAAACTTTTGGTGGATATTCAAACCTATAGTTACTACCATTAGTATTTGTAGAAATACCAGTTAAAGTACCAGCATCATCTATACGTGCATATCCAATAGCACCTGCACCAAAAGAAGGAATTGGTGCTTCAACAGAGTATAATGATAAGAATCTACCATTTAAAGGTGCGTCTTTAAATATAAACTGATTTCCATCAATAAAGAAGTCTACTTTTGGAATAAGAAGTTCATTATCATAAATCGCTAAAACATACTCATCTATAACAGGTTCGTATGAAGCACCATCTCTTGTTATAGTAAATTGACGCTTACCTTCACCAAAACTATTAGATAAATTATCAATTGCAACAATATTACTTTCAACAAAACCACTCAAATATGTAATGAAAGTTAAATCTGCTCCATCAGCATCGAGTTTTGTTCTAGGAGCAGTTGTGAAGATTATATCAGTACCTTCTACAGTATAATCTATATTAGGAATTAGAATCTCACCATAAGACTGTACAATCAAATGTTGTGCAGAAGGTGGAGCTACGGGATTATTTTGAGAAGTTAACGGGAATTTTTGAGTAGTTCCATCAAACAATGCCAATGGACTTGCAAGACCCAACCACTTTAATTTAACCTGTTCGTATGAAATACCTGGACTTAAAGCAATATTAGGAGCATGACTTACAGATTCATAGTAAATTACTTCATCACCAATCAGAATAGATCCATCGTTCTCTAAAAATGGGTCTACACTCTCTACAACTACTGTATCAGTATCTACTCCAAGAGGTTCTACTATCTTCGTTGCACCATCAAGTATTCCTATATCCAGTTTATCAATATCCAGATATTGTAAGAAATTGTTTAAAATATTTTGTCCTAGTCCAGTTTTCTCCTGCGATCTATAATAATATTCAATGAATTTATTAAAGAGAGGATACTCATCCTCAACGAACGCTGGAGTCAGTGACTTAACTGACTGGGAGACTTTATTGATATTTGCCATCTAAGTTAGAAACAACTAGAAGTGAGAGAACCTGTATTATTAATTGAAGTAACTTCAACTAGAGTTGGTGCTTGATTAAACACCTTTGGTGTCAAACTATTTAGAGGTACAGTAGGAGGTGGTGTTGTACCAACTGGAGCTACTGTGACTTCAGGATTAATGACGTTGATTATTGTTCCAGGAGTTGATGCTGGAATAGTAGAACTGTTAGAAGGTATAAACAGAGTTGGCAACTGCAAATCTGTTGGTAATAAAGTAATGTCAATTACACTACCTGTGCCAGTAACAGCATCAGAAAGATTTAAATTGGTAGTTGCTGGAACATTATCTCCAGCTCCTATTATATTAATTGGTCCTATGCAAATATCACCAGTTTCATAATTTATAGAACCTGCGGAAGTATTGGTGTATACCTTCTTATTTCCAGTATTATAGAAGGTTCTCAACTTACCAAAACCATCATCTTCAAACTGTTGATCAACACCAGGTCTATCTGCTGTTCTAAAATTACCAGATAGTATCACTGGTTCTTTCTTACAACCAGTAGTATCACTATCAACGTTACTTGGAGCACTATCATATAGGGATGAACCTGTTGATATGCAATAAGTATTAGTTTGATTTGTTTGAGGTTTAATATACTTCAAAAGTGATGTTTGCACAGAAACATCACTAATTGCCTTATTAGATAAGGTAATTGCTTTCTGGAATTGTTGATTTCTAAATGTTGAGTTAAAGTTATTGATTTGAGTTTGAGTTGCCCAATCATTAACAGAACTCTGTATATTAGTCTTAATTTCAGACGTATTGTTAGTTACTCCAGTATCATATAAAGCAAATACTTTAGGATATACATAAAGTTCATCTGGGTCAATAACTACAGGGTCAATAGATGCCATTGCATAACTTCTAAGATCTGAAGCAATAGTCTTCTTAGTAGCATCATTTAGAGATGAACCTGTTTTAGTCTTAATTGCAATATAAACCTTACCGTAAATTGGTGGATTTAATGAGTCACCACCATAAGCAATAACAGAATCTGCATTAGAATATATTTTCTTAGTAATTACAGCATAATCTTGTGCTGTAACTGCTCTATATTGAGAAGAGTAATATCTAGGAGCCATATACTTGATAGACTCTACAGTCTCAGAAGGAGACCCTTGTTGCGATTTTTCCTTTGTTGTTAAAGTAACATCACCATTTGAGGGTTTAATTCCAAGACTATCTTGTAGATCTCCAATAAATGTAAATTTCTGAACTTCATTTGCTTCTTGACCAGAAGTAACTAAGTACTCTAAATTAATTATTTCACCGTCTTTAAGTTTTCTACCAACACTATCATCACCAAACCTTATTTCGTATCTTTGGTCTTCTCCTTCAGCAATAAAGTAAACCCTAGTTGTAGCAGTCAAATTAGTAACTGTATCAACTAAATTGTACAAATCTGATGTAGTAGATGCTTCGTTTGGTTTAACAGTAACCGTTAAAGTGTCTATATCTGCATCTTCAGCAGGAACTATGTAATTTTGACTCTCAAAACTACTTACAGTATATGAAAAGTCTACAATAGATCCTTCACGAATCATTAGATTATCAAATATTGCAATACCAGTGGTCGTATTAACCTCTACAGTAGTATCAGCAAGTACATTCCATATGTAATTACCTCCACTTGCTACAGGCCCCTTAGAAAGCGTTAAACTACTAGGATATGCACCATTTGTTTGTGAAGTTTGTACCTCTAAATGTAAACATCCCTTAGAACATGTAATTGACCTTGGAACGTAGTTTAAAAGCTTTGCTATATTAACAATATTATCTCGCAATGTCGCAGAAGGAAGAAATGCCTCATTCATTGACATATTAGCATTAAATGCACTATAATAAGTGTTATATGCTAAAGTATCGATAAGATAGGACAATCCTGACCCTTCAAAATCATAATCAGAAAACTCATTTCTAGTTCTCAGATAAGTTTTGATAGATGATTTAATATCCTCAAAATCTAATGCTGTCAGATTATTCGGTTGCATTATCCAGCTCTTTGTAAAACAAATTTAACTTCTTCAACAATAGGTATACCTACAATTTGATATGTTATAGTTACTGCTAGTTTATTATTTCCCGAAAAAGGAACAGCATTAACTTCTCTAAGTTGTACTCTACTTTCATGTTGATTAATGGTATTTATTATCTCACTCTTAATTGCGTCTACACTAAACGCATCTAGAGGTTCAAATAACATAGCATATACTTGGCAACCTATAGTGGGTTGAAATAATTTCTCACCAGGTGATGTCATTACCAAATTTCTGATAGACTGTTTTATAGCATTATCATCTTTGACGAGAGATACATCGTCAGTAAATGGATTTTTGCCAAAAGCCATACCAATATCTTTAAATGATCTAGACTTTGCTAGATCTTTACTACTAATCGGTTTCAGTGCCATTATCTTTAGGTGACTTATTATTAATATCTCTTCTCATCAATTTATCACTTCTGGGGTCTGTAATCAAATACTTACAGTACTCCCACCCATTCTTTTTAAACTCATCGCTCATATCAACTGGTCTATTAGCAACAGACATAATATTAGGAGATATCCTTTATTATTTATCGTGGATAACAGTCCTTTCAAAAGAGATATTAAATGAGAGACTTATTCTTTCATTATCAGTTGTATTAGTCTGAATACCATGCATTAACCATCCAGGAAATAGCATTAGGTTTCCTTCTTCGGGTTTGTACTCATGACGAGGAGTTAAATTAGAAAATAACTTAGATGTGCCTAAATGAGGGTTTGGAGTTTCAAAGAATAAATTTCCATCCTCTCCATTGGTCTTAATATAATAAACACCCGATATATCAGTTGCACCATGATGGTGTACATGTCCGTAATTACCTTTTTTGAATAAAGAGAACCAAGATTCTGTAATTGAACAATTTCCGTTATAATTTAAATATTGGCAATAGTTTATGATATGTTTTGATAGTTCTTCAACAAATACATTCATTTGATGATCCTTAACTACATTCAATTCAAACCGTATGTCAGACAAGTAATGACTAGACCAACAAGGATGCATTTCAAATTCAGTCTTTTTCAAAGCACTGAACATTTCATGTTGAATTGCATCAAAATTACCCACCTTAGAGGAATAGATGGGTGTTGGATATAGATTTTGGATTACATCATCATTATTGAGGATAAACCTATCACTCACATAAGCTGGATTTACATCAGGCATTAACGAAACCTTTTAGAGAATGTCATTTCCTCAACAAACCCTTTAAGAGCACTAAGAACCAACTTTCTAAAAGATACACTTGCTTCACCCTGTATTTCCTCAAACATGTACATATTCAAGCGAAATGCGTAATTTGCTTCTACTACTATAGCATTAACATCTCCTTGGTCAACTTTCATCATAGTATCAAGAACTCTTCTATAAGAATCTTTAAATCCTTTCTTATCTGTTATCTCAGGGAATTCATAGAACGCTAATCCTTCATCATCTAAATCTAAAGCATTTTTAGCAATACCACCAAGAATAACACCACCAGACAGATCTCCCATGTATCTTGTGTAATGATGTGCTATTAACAATTTTGGATTGTCATTTGCTACTTCTTTAATGCGATTTACGTACTGTTGGGTCGCTTCTGTCGGATATATCTGCTCTTTCCAGTCATCACCCCAAAAATACTTACAATCAGCAATTAATGCGTCTTTTCTTGCCAAACCATTTAATCTAATAGGTCCAACATAAGGGTCATCCTTAAGTCTTTCCATTTCAGACTCCATAGCCTGATATACAAAGTAAAAATTAGCGATTAATTGACGATAGTTGCTCTTATTAACAACTCCTTTAAGAAATTGCTTGACAAAGGTAGTATTCTCTGCCATAGTGTGAGCTTTCTTTGTTCCCATCTTCAATTGTAGGGAAAATGGACCTTCTTGTAGTGTTGTCATAATTATTCAAAAAATAAATTGCCTGAAAGAGCGTATCTACCATCAATAGGTGATTCTGGTACTTTATGACTCATTCT